TGTAGATCACTACGCCTTTTTTGCCTTCACCTCTCGAGCAGCGGTACCCGGCACCATAGTCACCATAGGCGTACCAGTGCAGCTCACAAAGTCCGAGCGCTTTGCTGTTGGCTAGGAACCAGTCCCAGATTACACGGGCTTGGGCTTCGTCTTTGTATTGGATATCAGCTGCGTATCCGGTGGCATGAACTGACAGTCCTGCGCCGTTGCGCATTGCACGATTGGCGTATGTCCCGAGGCTTTTGGTTCCCCAACGTTTTCCGCATAGTTCAACAAGTTTCGCGGTTACGGGTTGCGTTTGTTTACCGTCCCAAGATGGGTAATACGGGTACGGGCGGTTGCTCATACTGGCGGGTCTTTTGGTTTGTCTTTCAGGCCGTTACCAGCAAGAAGACCAATAAGTCCACCAGCGAGAGTCATAAGCATTGGGGAAAGGATTGCCCAAGCTTCCGAATCGTTTGGGGCTTGCTCTGTTGGTTGCACGATAAATAGCAATCCGAACAGCAGAGCTAATATTGAGAACACAAAACTAAGCGAAAGACATATGCCTACCACAAGAATGAGGCGTGCTTTTATTTCTTCGTTGCTTAGTCGGTTTTCTTGTTTCATTTGCATTTGCTTTCTAGAAATCCTGTGCTTTTTGTGGTTTCACAATTGTGGCGTGTGTGTTCTGCGCAAGCGGTAAGCGATGTTAAAAACACCAATAGAATCAGGCTATTTTTCACGTTGGTGGCTCTGGGAAGTTTGCGGTTTCCGATGGTTTCCATTTGGCAGGGAAGTCTCGTAGGGCTTGACGGTATGCGCCCCATGCTGTTTTATCGGTTGGCGCATCTGCCAACATTGCCCAATCTGATGATATTAAAAGGGCGTCACGATTTAGTCTCATTCGCTCAATAAGCCAATCGTTTGGGATAATTTCATTATCTTGTAAATTTCTGAGATTCATTTTTATACATTCCTTGCAACAATAATTAAACCGAATTCGTCTTGGTTGGCGACTGTGAATGGTGCCGTATTTGATAGTGCAGTCCCTGAGCCGCTTTGCGAGAAACCATTAAGCACAGTCCCATCGGTGCCGTTCACATATGGAATGCCCAAATATTGAACGGCGGGAGATGCGTCGTACATATACCAATTTCCGATTCTTTGAAAAGATTGTCCCTCGGAAATTTCTGTTCCTGATGGAAGTGTAAAAGTTAACGTGCCTGCGGTTTGTGCTCCGCTGCTAATAAAACCAGCATGAAGCACTAACAATTTATTGAATAAAGTGTAATAGCCATAAGTCGAGCTGGTATTTGCCGCGACGCCACCAAATTTAAATGTTGGTGTAAAGGTTGTAAAAGTTCCTGCCGCATTTAATTCGGCCGAAGTCAATACTTGACCTACCGTAAATGAACCAAAGGTTGCCATGTCAGAATCCTATTCTTTTGGGGTTGTTTTGTGTTGAGATCATACGTACCAGTTTCCGAGACGGTTCTGGTCAAGAACGCCATAGACAGCGCTATCCAACAGAAAATCTGCGTAAACGTCCATAGGCGACAAATACAAAGTAAACACAGTCTGATCTGGTGTACCGCTGTAACCAATGCCCTCAATGGCACATATCTTGGTTGTGGTCGTGCCAGACCCCGGAACTACAAACTCAAGATAAATAATTGAACCACTACCGTAATTGCCTAACAAACTAACTATGCCTGTGTTGTCTTGCATCACGTCAGTAAAAGTCACCTCATAGCGCAAGTCGTTCGGGTTGCTTTGACTATTGGCAAGCCATTGAGCCCTGTTTTGAGCTTGACTGACTGTGATGTTGGCCGTGGCAACACTGTTAAATCGAGCCCCATAAGTAGTAACGCTGCTCGAGCTTGTAGCGGTCTGCGCAGCTACTACTGGCGGTTGAACTGTGACCGTGTTAATGAAGTTCTGTCCAGCAGAGATACGCCTAAAGTTTTGATAAATAACGTATTTGTTACCTGTAGAAGAACCTTTAGATGGTTTCAAGGTTACTGCATTAGTAACTGGTGTACCCGATACTTGGGCTTTGCGCAATTCTAAATATTGGTTGGACAAATAAATCTGGCCGCCTGTGGCTTCTGTTTTCAGGTTTGTATTTATGCGTGCAGCCAATGTGCCTGTATATGTGGCTGCTGTAGCACTGAAAAAACCTGTGTATGTATTATATATTGCCATGTCTGCAGGCAAAGCACCTGAGGCAACGGTGAACTGGTTCCATATCTGCTTAAAACACAATTCTTCGGTGAGCGTAAAGTTAGTAACTTGTATGCGGCCTGCTCTGGTCATCCAGTCATCTAAGTAGATTGTTGCTGTTGAGTTTTTGCCTGTGCCGGTGGTTGTGTTTGTGCCTACGTCATCGTTGAACTGTATTTCAGATACCCAAAAGTATTGAGCATCTACGCCACTGGTAGAAGTTGTGACAGCGGTGCCGATACTAAAGTTTGCTACTTGGTTATTGTCGTTTTTTATTGTTAAAACAAGTTGCTGACCAGAATAATCATCTAAATAGTTTTGTTTGCCTCTAAATCGTGTAAAGCTTTTAACCATAGAAGTAACCTCAGTAAAACTGGGTACTAAAAAAAATCTAAACTCTAAACGCGCCATTACATTGCTCGAGTGTTTATTGGTACTGGGCCGTTGCTGCGTACATAGTTTTGCAGGGCAAGAACAACAGCGTTAGGGTCGCCGCCGTTTACATTAACGGTTATGTTGTTGCCCATACTGCCCATTTTAGACAATGGGATAACAGCCTCTGGGCCTGCCTCACCAATAAGGGCCATAGTTGGGCTAGTGACAATGCCACCAGTGGCCATCGCTTTGTAGTCAAGTCCTGCAGGGTTAGCACCACCAGATGCACTGTCGCCACCACCTAAACGGCCAATGCTGATCTGACCTAGTGAGCCAATGTCTTTGCCGGGCTTAATCAAGTTAATGCCCTTAATAACTACGTTAATCATGGTGATAAAAGCGTTAGCCATAAACTCAAAATTGCGTGCTACCTGATTAACTACTGCATTGACTACAGCGCGAAAAGTGTCAAACTTTTTGTAAGCCATAACAAGGGCAACACCTAAAGCAACAATGCCAGCTGTGATCAGCACTGCAGGGTTTAACGCCATGGCCGCATTAACTAAAACAATGCTGGCCGCTAAGGCACCAAAAGCAACAGCAACAGCCGTGATCAGTGTCGGGTTGTCTTGTGCCCATTGTGCGAACGATTGCAGGACTGGCAGAGCCTTTTCAAGTATTGGCAACAGTGCAGCGCCTACGCCTTCCTTAGCCTCACCAAGAGCAACACCTAAGCGCTTCATAGAGCCTGCAGCTGTGTTAGCAGAGTCAGTAGCGGCACCACCAAAAGTAACAGCCATTTCAGCCATCACTTCTTCCATCGTTGCGCCATCTTTAATCATCTGGCGTAGCTCTGGGGACAGTTTTGCTAGGGCAGTCATGTTGCCGCCATACGCCTTTTCCATAGCTTTAGTAACTGTCTCAAGACTGATGCCTTTAGCAGCTGCAATATCCATAGAAAGGTTGGCTGCTTTTTGCGCTTCGTTAATGTCCATGGTGGCGCGTACCAGCCCAGCCATTGCCGGGCGTAGCTCATCATCGGTAACGCCCTTGAGTTTGCCTTGCTGGGTTATGTAGGTTTCAACACCTTTGATCTGTGCATCAGTGGCTGCAGTGGTTTTCTGTAGCTGGCGTGCCAGCATTGCCTGTGCCTGCTCATCTTCCATTGCACCTTTAACAGCATCACCAAGACCAGCAACTAAACCACCAAGAGCAACAGCTGCGTATTTGTTTGCCTTGCCTAGCGCGTACTTAGCCTTAGCTTGTGCGCCTTCTAAATCCTTAAAACCCTTTTCGGCTTCCTTTAATCCCTTGTTATTGAATTGGGTAACGATTGGTAGATATACAGCCATTAGGCAGCCATTCTTTCTTGTAGTGCGCGATTGGCATAAGCTATGACTTCATCTACAGCTTTCATAATGTCGGCTGTGCCTTGCTCTTGAATGAATGCACGTGAGCGCCACAAGCCGCGCTGAGGCCTGCCAAAGACATTGGTTAGCAGTTTGCTGAACTGGCCAGTGCCACCAGCGCTGCCAGCCATAGAGAACAAAGCGCCAGCTGCATCTTTCTGCACCAAAGTAACTAACGGGGTCACACCCGGGCGTGCCCTGCCACCAATAACAATCTGCACACCTTTGTCCACTTTGGCTTTGTCGTAGGCAAGTCTGCTGCCACCTTTTTTGCTTGGTGCCCAGCCATGGATCATTGTCACGCCGATATCGGCAGGGAATTGTTGGCGCACATTCTCGAGCATTGCAGGGCTACTGGCTTTAATCTTTGCCGCTGCCTTAAAGCGTGCCGACTTGTCCATTTTGGATAGTTCGGTCATGGCTTGCTTTAGACCTGTAATTTCTACACTGGTGGCAAGGCTCATGGTTTTCGGCTTTCGTTTAATAGCTTAATCGTGGTGTTTAGATCAGCTATGTCAAACTCTACAGCAGGTGGCCACCAGCCTGTGGCTACTAGGAGACTTGCTAGGGAATGGCGGTAGGTTCCGCTTGGGTAGGGTTTGCCGGATCATTGTCCACCACTTCTAAAGTCACCAAGCGCTTAATAAAATCATCAAGGACTACGGGCACTGTGATGCCAGCCACTTTGGATGACTCATAGGCCATAAATGCCAAGTCTTCAATGCTGATGCCTTGCTCACCTATGGTGCTTGACTTGCGTTTGTATTTGCGTTCCCACTGCACGATGACGTACAAACTGGTTTGCACTTGGTACGGGCCTTCGCCAGCATCCACTAATAGTGTCAATTTCATGTCGGGTTCCTTTGGTTAATTAGGGTGTGATATCTCGAGCAAAAGTGCCGCCAATAAATGAAGCGGTAATCATTGAAAGCTCTCCGACTGCACCTGTAATTGGTGTGTAGTCCACAAGCTGCATATTTATGATTGTGAACTCTGGGTTAGAGGGACTCTCTGATGTGCCTGATGGCGAAATCTGCAGGGACGTAGTGCCTGTGCCCAAGTTGGCAAACAGTGTGGCTTCTACTTCACCAGCACCATAAGAAAGATACATCTCAAGTTCTACAGATACAGTTTGCAAGCCCGGCACGAAACGATGGCCAGTATCGCCAAAGGCAGTGCTTTCAAGTGAGTCATAGCCCAAAGTAATAGTGGCGCTACGGCACTGGTCTGTCAAATCAACCAAAGTGCCACCAGTGGTAGGCGCAAGGTTTACGGTTGGGTTAGTGAGGTAAGTGCTTGTGGCCACGTTGGTTCTCCTGTGTCAAACGGTGCCGGGTGCCGTATCTGTTTATAGTTCTAGCAGATAATACTACTGCAGTTGTGTATGTCATGACTTCTGTGCCTGCATAGCCATTTGTAAATCGTAGGCAGGGAACATCTGGCCGCCAATATCAAGCATGGATGGTTGCCCTGCCATGATCACTACTGATGAGCCTAGGACTGTCGCCACGATGCTGAGGATGTTTTGCAGGACTGGTAGCCCAGCTGGGCCGCTGCCAATAACGCGCACTGGTATTGTCATGCGGATGATGTTGCCACCACCTGCGATGGTCTCAAAACTTGGGGCATCGAGATAGACACAGTTAGGCACAATCTTTGTCGGGTCGTTAATGACTCGTAAGCCTGTCACTGCTGTCAGTGTGGCCTTGAGGTCGTCCATAGCCTCGTTTAGAAGCCCTGTGGCAGGCATTAGGCGACCTGCGGGCGGTCTATGCCCAACAGTTGTTTAATCACTGGTGTCATGGCACTGACGGGCGCTGTGCCCATACCATCAAATGTGGCGAAAGTGTCCTGCACAGAGCCACGAGAACGCCAAAGTGCAGCTGCATACATGAGCGTGCCGAGCGTGACATCGTGCCCGGGTGAAGTTGTCAGGCTGTCAAAATAGCCCGACTCTTGCCTACGCCTGTAGCAGAAGTCATTGGCCGCATTGGTGGCCTGTGTAGCGAGCGTGTAGTCATCACTGGGATTAGTGATATCTACGCCCAGATATGTAATCAGTGAAGCCGTTGTAATCCATGTGCAGTTCTGCGTGTAGGTAATTGTCCCAGTCGATGCTGTGCGCTCAACATCGTTGCCAGTACAAGCAAACAGCACCTGATTAGGGATACTGACATTGCTGTTGAACAGTAAGTCACCTTCGGTGTCTATGCCAATGTACTCATACTTGGGCATGGCATAAACGACGAACGTGCCGTTGAATGGTACACCAACAGCTGAAACAGTGATGGATTGCCCCACCTCTATTTCAGTATCGGTCAGTGTTTGTAGCACTGCATAGTTGTCTAGCAGTTGCTTGAAAGTGACTGTGTATGTAGCCATCGGCGGTAGCCGCCTTTCTGACTAAGCCTGTGTAATTTTGCGGATCATTCCCGGGATGGCTGCAAAAGTTGAAACGTAACCGTGGAAACTCATCAAACGGCCCAAGGTTGCTGGCTGTTCAACTGACATAAGGCCGCGGATACTTTCGTAGAATTCGTAAGCATCGCCTTGGCCTTGGCCAACTCTTGTAATAACCATGGTCTTTGCAGCAAAATTGCTGTCCACTACAAGCTGCAAGCCGAGTGGGTTGCCGTTCCATGACGATGCTGAAGCGTTTCCAAGTGCGTTCTGGCCTGTAAGACCAGCGCCGATAAATGGGAACACTGGGCGACCGGTGGTGTCTGCAAGTTGTCCAAGTTGACCCCAAACATCAGGTGACACGAACATATGTGTTGGTGTCCAGTTACGGCCATTTGAGATGTCCACTGCAGAGTCGTAAACGCTCTTCAGAAGATCAGCTACTGACAAGTCCCAAACTCCAGATGATGTTGCTGCGGCGAGCAAGTTGTCTGCACAGAGGTTGTCAGATGCAATCATGTACTCACCCATAAGGTCATTCAAGATTAGCTGCATGGCTGCAGGTGAAGTGAAGTCAATATCTTGAACTGACAGTGTGACCTGTCCAGCAAGGGTGGTTTTGCTGACAGAGTTAGAAGCAATCACCATGGTGGTTGCTGAAGCTGCAGCAAGTTCAGTCTGTGATGCAACGCTGGTGTGCGTTGTAATCGTTGGGCGAATAAACGTCTTTGACTGTCCGTTGTCAGGATAAGCGCGAACGCCCACAGCCTCAGCAGTAGGGCGCAAAAAGTTTAGATCTTGTACCAATGGGCCAAGCACTGGCACTGGCAAAAGTCCCGGGGTATCGGTAGTAAGAACATCACCAGCTGCTGCTTGCAATGCTGTGCGCTTTGATGCTGAGAACTCTGCAACTGCTGCGTTCATGTTCTTAAACGTGTCGCCACCAATGTGGTAAGCGGCCATGAATTCGCCTGCTGATGGCAAAACAAACTCGCGTTTTGGTTGTGCGAAAAGTGCTGATGCTTCGATTACTTCGGGTGCTGGTGTTTCTGACACGTCGGTCTCCTCTGACTCTGTGGGTTCAGGCTCATCGGGTGCCGTTTCTGTATTATTGCTTACTTCATCCTCTGATGTGGGGATACTTGCAGCAACATCTGTGATGGTAGCACCACTAAAGGCTGGTTGTGGTACAAGTGACAACTCCATCCAATCTGCTGCTTCCACAATCATCACGCCATCCTCGTTATACGAGAACTTGGTTGGGTTTACGCCAACACTTACAGAGTCTAAAACTCCATCGGCTGCGAGCACTAGGGCTTCATCGCCAAGGCTAGTGGTTGAAACTTTGGCTGTGAAGTACATGGCTTCTGGGCTGTCAGCGCGCTCGGTCACAAGACCAATGGCTTGGCTTGAGTCGTGGCTCATATAGAGCTTGGGGTTTTTGCCACCTGTAGGCAAAGAGCCCGGCAAGAAAGAAACTGTCTGGCCGCCTGAAACTGTCGCCTCAGTGTTGTATGGCAAGGCAATGCCAGTTATGGTGCGTTTTGGGGTGCCGTCTTGTGCGGCATCAATGCTGAATGTTGAACTAGTAAAACGAATCATGCTAGGGCTTCCTGTGTGTTTTCTTGTGGTTGATCTGGGGTGTCCATTTTGTCTGCTACATAGTTTTCTTCTAGGTAGTCGTCAGTGTCAAACTTTACATAGGTGCCACGTGGTAGCACGTTATTCATTGACAATGTTGAGGCAATGCAATCGGCGTACGGTTTAACGCCAAAGATGTAAAGGTCAGCGCGTGATTGTTCACTGCTGGTGTAGGCATAAGCACCAGTGGACACGCCTACAAGGTAGGGGGGAACACCACATAGGCGCGCCAAATCTAGAGCTGAATACTGGGCTGACTCAATCATCAACATTTTGTCGGGTGTGGCAGTGCTGGCCTCATAGGTCAGGAACTCGTTAAGTACAGCGGTCTGGCTGGTAAGTCGAGCCTCTTGAAAAGCTGCACCAATCTCTGAAAGTTCTTGAGCGCTTAGCGGTTCGCCGCCAGTCTGTTTCAATACGCCACTAGGCAGGCTGCTCTGAGCGTTTTTGTAGCGTGATTGTTCCACCTTTAAGGCAGTAGCAATGGTCTGTTCTGAGCTGTAAACGATGCCTTGAATAGGGCTAAGAAACTGCACCACATTGCGATAGTCCAAGTCATTACCGGCAAAACTGATGGCCTTAGATGGCTGATAAAACACTGGGCCTTCCTCATCGGCTGTGGTAACTGAACCCATTGGCAACAGTTGGAACTTACTTGGAAAGCCATCTTGGGTGCGCTCTGTGATATACCACATAGCCCTGCCGTAGAACAAAAGTGAGTCCAAAGTCCATGCCATAAGGTGGTTGTAGGTAACAGCTGGGTCGGGCTGGCGTAGCCACGACCTAGGGGCTAAAGGTATTTCTTCCATCTCACCAGTGGCATCGTTAAACATTTCGCCATACATTTTCAACGGCATACAACCAATAACAGAAGCCAGCAAGTCACGTGATCGGGACACGGTAGCCAGCGTCATAGCACGATCACGGGCAATGCCAGACTGATAGTTGTAAAGGTTTTTCAGTGGGTTTGTGCTAGTGCCAGTTGGCGCATATCCGACAGCGGCCTGCACAGATGGTGTTGAAATAGCGGCTTTGGTTACTGGCTTATTGAAAATACCCATAGCGGTAGTATGTCACTTTCTGCCGGGTGTGTGTGGTACTGCCCTGCTCATCCCGACAACGCCCAGAGCAGTACCAGAAATAGTTTAGCGACTGACTACTACCATCATTGGTTTGCCTGCTTGCTTAGGTCGTGATGCTAAAGCAGCCGCCCAGATTGTGCAGCGCGCCAACTCAATCGGCCCGGGTGAACGCTTGCTAGATAGCGCCAGATTGTTTTGCTGCATAATTGCTACGGCACGGTTCATGTGCTCAGCAAGGTTTTGCTCGCCTTGGTGCACCAGTTTGCCATCGTTAATCTGAGCTCTAACTAGAGATGTGTAGCGCATTAACTCGCCGTAGCCCACAACTTTTGTACGCCTCATTAACGGCAAAGGCACATGATGTTCTAGCGCTGGTGTCACAGCCAGCCCAAGTGTTGGGTGAGCAGTGCAAGCATCCATCATGGCCTGCTGGCACTCGGCTAAAGACTGCACCACAAACTCAACCGATACGTGCACCACGCCAACATCATCAACAGCTGCGCGAACAGCAACATAGCGTGAGCCATCGAGCGATGAGTCACAAGCCAGCCAACCATTTTCGGGGCCTTGAATATCTGACAGGCAGGCATCCCATTGCCCGGGCTGTAGCCAGCAAGCATCGGCATTGACAAACTGGTTAAGGCTTGCGCGTAGAAAAGATGATCTGTCTGGGTGGTCTGCATCTATCAACATTGACTGCAGCTCTAGGGTTTGCCCAAGTGCCGGGTTAGCCCAGCCCCACCATTGCGTGTCCATCACATCTACCCCGGGTGGTGGTGACCATTCAGCAAAGTAAAAAGCGCCAGCGCGTTGCTCACCAATAAGCGACAACCCTAATTCTCTGTACCTGAGCATGGCCGTGGATGCTTCGGTGCCAGCCGTTGAAGTCATCAGCATAAGTGGCGAGCCACCAGCTGTGCGCACGTTACGAGCCTTCATAGTTGGGCGCAAAGAGTGAGCCATGACAGCATCATCCACGTCATAGATCTCATCTACCCAGATCAGGTCTGCCGATAGCCCCATTCCAGCGCTGGGCGTAGCTGCTTTAATGAACCAGCGTGAGCCGTCGGGCATAGCCAGTTCCATGCGGCCATATCCCCATTTCGGTTTTGCCCCAAAATACGTTTCCAAAATTGGGGCCAAAAATTGGTACTGCAAGTTAGCTAGTGGCAACTCATGGGCAGAACTAATCACGGTCTGTGGCTTACCGCGTAGCGCTGCAATTGAGGTTAGCCATGTCCCTACAACGGCCTGCCCCAAAACAGTTTTACCGTTTTGTCTAGCAACCGTGATAAGCCCGGAACGATTAACAAGATCACCAGACTCATCAGACTCAAGCAAGCCCATCGCTGCATGAACCTGCCAGTCCATCAACTCAACCTGCATATATTTACGCGCAAACTCAACCACCAAAGGTGCATACACAGAAACACCCGTGGTCACAGTTTCCAATCTGGGCAAAGTCCTACCAGTTACCGCCAGTTCCGTACAGTCCGCGCCAGTCTCGGCCAGTTCGCTGCCACTCGGCGTTATCTTGCGT